CCACAGCCTGTTTGTCAACTGCGCGGGCAATCCAGTGACAAACGGCTTCCGTCTTGCGTGGAGTCGTGGTGTCGTCACCATCGACGCGAGCTTGACGGCTCGAAGCGATAGTCTCAATATCCGACTTCAGCACCTTGGAGGCCATTGCCATCTGGTGGCCCATTTCGGAGCCTTTTCCGGCAGCGTCTGCTGCTTCCTGTGAGCCAGAAACAGTCGCATCGCGGCTGGAAATCTGACACACGTTAGTCAACCGCACTGTCGGCTGACCGGCAGAACGGGCCAGTTCGAAACCTTCGAGCTGGGCATTGTTGGGATCGACAGCTTTGTTGAATTCGGTCTGCCAATCGAAAGTTCTGTTCTTGACGTTACGACGCCGGGCCAACGACACGATAGGGGTATCGAACGGATCAATGTTGTAGATCGCGTTTGACAAGTCCTCACGGTTAGCCGCCGCCGAATACGTCGTGAACGCATTTGTTACCTTAGGCATGGTTCACCTTTGACGTAAGATTTCATCAAACACCGGAGCAGCATCATGGATGTTGCCGGTGCGGGCGAGGGTTTTCATCGCGGTTGTAAGACCTTTGCGACCAGTTCGCTTGTTTCCCGGTCCGGGTGTTACAGCCTTGCCAGCTACTTGCCGAGTTATCGGCTTTGGCCGAGCCGCTATCATGCGGTCGTACTTAGATGCTTTCAAGAGCACCATAAGCATTCTGGAGTCGAACACTTGGTTTACTTCGTCCTCCGAGAATCCTTCTTGCAGCGCCGTCCGGCGCATAGATTGGAGATCTTTTGCCTTTTTCTTAGGGTCCGTTCCCCAATTCTTCTGATTAATCCGAGCAAACCTGAGACTCTCCTGTTCCGCGTACGTGCGCAACTGGGACTCTTGGTGCTCATTAAGCTTCTTAACAGCATCCTCGCGCTGTTTTGTGAGGTTCGCCTTAAAATCCGCGACCTGCTGGTAATACTTCTGAAGGTTCCGAGCCTTGGCGGGATCAGCCTTAAACATTTCGTCCCAATTCGGCTCCGGAGGAACCAGTTGCGCCATTTGGCCTTCCATCATGTCGATCATCTGCTTCGCATATTCGAAGTTCTGAACAACGTCAGCGGCGGCCCTCTGAATTATCTGTTGGTTCTCGCCTAACTCCGAAAGGCGCTTATGGAAGGTCTGAGTGCGAATATAGCCCTCAAGAGCCTCTTTGACAGTTACCTCTTGTTCTTGACCGTCGACCGTGATTTGGTACTTGGCTTCGAGGTCTTCGTTAGGCTCTTCTGCATCTTCGTCAGACTCTTCATCTGACTCTGCAGGCTCTTCATCTTCTTCGGTTTCAGGTTCCCCGTCTTCATAAATGGCATCTTCGTCACCTCCGCCTTTTTCGGGGGATTCCTCGTCGACTTCGGCAACACCTAGATTGGGGAACACAGCCTCGGCAGCGCTCTTTTCGCCTCCCTTTTCGCCACCTTTCTCAACTGGTGTCGATATTTCGGCGTCGAAAGCCTGTGCGGCTTCATCCATACCATTAGTTGCCATAATTAGGTTTCCTCTGTTTTGTCATTCTTTGATCCGTGATAGCCGACCCAATCTGAGCAATCAGCTCTTCCAGAACAACCATTTTTGCGTGGGACACCATAGCCTGTTCCGTGGCGATCCCCGAACTCATGAGATTTTTGATGTACCTTTCTCGCAAACCCGTAACAGCCTCGAGGAATATCGGATTGTTCAGAATGAACCTCGCCTCAGCGGCGCGTTCATCCAGTTCGTATTCACTCCGTTTCTCGGACATTCAGGGCCTCCTGTGCTTCGAGTTCCTGACCCGTAACGTCCACGGCGAATTGTGCCTCGATCTTCGCCGCTTCGAGAATGCTAGTGAGCGCCAATTGGTCGCGACGGAAATCGTCGTCCCAACGCAGCTTCTTATCAGTCTGGTCCGCCTTTGCAATATCGCCAGCCACCTTGGCCCGTGTCTTTTCCATCTCCGCCTGCGCAAGAATCATCTCCGGTGCTGGCTCGTCCGGAGCCGACATGATCTGATTCATTGTCTCTTCGTCGATCGCCTTGAAATACCGAGAAGTATTCTTCACATTGGCGATCGCCATCATGTCCGTGACGGTATTCATGATTTCCTGCGGCCCGACGACTGGATTCTTGAGGCCAAATTTTTCTACTATAAGTAATTGAGTAGATTTGATTTCTTGAAGCGCCATCAACCGAGATATGTCGGAACCTTTACCAAGCGTCGGATTCACCGAAATGCGCATGGTAGGGTCGAAGGTGGATGGGTTCACCTTTGCCCATTTGCCGCTCAGTTGAATAGTACGCTCTTGGCTGGGCGAATTCGTGATCTCGCGGAGGAGGCCCTTAAATAGGGGTTTGAGGAAGGTTTCGGCCATGAGACGCGCAATAAGTTCAATTCTTTCCTGTGCGCCACTGATAATCGCGTCCACTCCGGAGAGAGCAGTAGACTGTAACGCTTTCGGATCGAGACCCTTTGAAGCGTCCGAAATGCCTGTCTTTTGCTGCCGGAGCCGCTCCATAGCGTCGAACATAGCGAAAACAGGTTGACCGACGAATTCGGACGTGAGCGACATGACAGTATCCGACGGAGAACCCTTCGTTCGGATCGCCGCGCCGATCTCTTCGTTGAGAACGTCATCAGCACTCACCAACATTTCGTTGAACACTGTTCTAGGCCAGATCGACTGCGCGAGGGAATCCAGAGCGCCGCGCAGCATATTCGTCTTGATGCGCTGGATGTCCTTTACCAAGTCAGCGGGACAGTCCCCAACCAACGTATGAGAACGGGGGTCCGGACACCCGACCGCGAAGGTAGCGTATTGTACGGGATAGTCCTCGAGAATGTAGTGATCATCACCGACTGTACAAATTTTTCTAAGTTCCTCAATGCCGTCTCCATCCTTATCAATTCGGATGAAGTATTCGCCGTAGCGAATCTCGAAGTTTTCAAGGATGGCAGTTTCATCCAGACCCTCGTTTCGGAATTCTCGATCCCTGGAAAAAGCTCTGGTAACGCCGGTGTGTTCATCAAGCTCAGCTTCATCGTAGCCGAGAGCGACCAATTGTCCTTTTCGGACTGTGGTATCGAATCCGATGAGAACGGCATCGTCGACAGACTTAGCGTCGCGTGCGACTCGGAATTCATCTAGAGGCACCCCCTGTATTTTGATGACCGGCTTCTTGACCGTCCAACTCATCGTGACGCTTTCGATCTGGTCCGGATTGACCGGATCAGGAACAGGCTCTTCCGTAGGCTCCGCGCCCTCCGAAAGGAGGACCTGGAATTCCTCCGTGGACAGGTTGCGAAATTCCTGCGTCTTCACCTCGTCGGACATGTCCGTATACCAATACACGACGCACGTCTTGGTGGTCAGCGCGTCTTTGAACGCGTCATGGAGGAGCATGAATCCTGGGTTGTCCTCCCAGAAGACATACTCGAGATATTGTGTCTGCTGCTTGGCGAGGTCCTCTTGACCCTCATAGTTTGGATTGCAAAATACGATATGTTCCGGACCCGTGAAAATACGTATAAGCGAGGGCATAATAGCCATGACGGTATCGCGAACGTCGGTCGACACCACCGAAGAACTAGTCGGGTTCCCTTCGTCATCAGTGTTCTCGATCGCTGGCTTTTCGCCGTAGAAGTATTCGAGGTTCTCCTCGCGATCCGGGGCAAGAGTGGACTCCTCGAAGCTCTTTGCATCGTCGATCAACGAGCGAATAAGATATTCGTAGGTATCCGGATCGGTCGTATCCGTTCCCGGATTCTTACCAATACCTCCGACGCCGCTGTTCTCGAACATGCGCTCAGTTGGAGGAGGAAGCGGGTTGGGCGATACTACGTTCATTTCTTTACACGCCCTTTTATCTTGTTGGAAATCCCGCTCCAGCCGCCGATACGGCGTTCCAGCCCCATGTCCATCAAGCCAGTATTGATGCGTTGATTTTGTTCACCCAGATCTCTTATCTTCGTATCGCCGGGGCGATTTGCTTTCTCCTTCTTAAGATAAGTTCTCACCTTCTTGCTGTAAGCCGGTTCCGGCTGGGGACGTCCAAATCCTTTTGGCATCAGATGCGGTTCCTTTTTATTCGACGACGCAACGGCCCATTCAAGGGAATAACGCTGGAATTCAGAAGCGACCCGATGGTCATGTTTAGACACATGGAACCTATACGAAATGCATCAGAGGGGTGGGACGCCCAGTTGTGCTCTGGGCGTCCCTTTTCTGTCTGATGGTAATTCGATAGCGCCGAAAGGCCGGGGGTGGTAGCCTTTTCGTCGAAATAGCACTGCCGCAAGACGGCACGGACAGCATTTATGCCGTCTTCTACCGAATGCATCGGACAAACTATGATGTCTCCCAATAGTCCCATAAGAATTTCGTAGCGGGAACGGCCTGTACCCAGTTCTCTTGCTTTGACATCGTGCGGAAAGACGTGTGCCCCGTAACTATATGGCTTTCCCTTAATGATCTGCGAATACCACTCCAATCCTTTTCCGGAATTCGAGTAGTAGTCAATAACGTGAAGCGCCTTTCCGATACGCTGGACGAACCAGATAACAGTTTCGTCATCTATTCCCAAATCCCACCACGTGTATACAAGGGCTTCTGGTTGCCACGGAACTTGCGTGACGTGGCCGTCCAGCTTTAGTTCATTGATGATTTCGGCAAAATAGGCCCCCGCGATCGGCGCAGCGAAATCGCAAAGCATTTCGCGGGCGTATTCCGCAGCGGTCATGTCGCGCGTCATTTCACGTACTTCATCCGGGTCCAACGCGTCCGTGTGGGTGACCGGTATGACGTGAACATCCCAGGTATCAGATTCCCTTTCCGCCTTCTGTTTGAGATCGTGGAAGTGATCGTCTCCGTTCGAGGTCCCCGAAACGACAGCCCACCCCCGATAATCGGCGAGACAGGGGCGAATAACGGTACTCCACGCGGCGGGGTTCAACAAAGGGAACTCATCGAGGACCGCTCCATCGAAGTAGAGACCTCTCATGCGTTCATAAGCGCTCGCCCCGCCGTAGAGGTTTATTTGCGCGCCTGTCGGCAACGTCGCGTGGAGTTCCCCCTCAGAGAACTTAATCCCCGGCAGGGTAGAAGTGTAGTGTTTCATATATCCCCAAACCAAATCCTTCGCCTGTGCGAAAGATGGTCCAATGTAAGCGTAGCGCGGAGGTGGTGTCTTACGTGGGTTCTCAAGCGCCTTTCGGATAATATGGTTGACCAAGCCCACGGTCTTGCCTGCGCGGCGGTGCGCGACAACGAATTGTAAGCGCTTAAGTGAATTGTGGATTGGTAGTATGTGTTTTCTCGGAACATACGGGATTGTTACCGGCTGAGCAGCGGGAGCTTCTTGTTCTTCCAGGGCTAGGTTATTCAGCACCTACTATTTCGCCCTCGATTTCCTGACCATCGAAACGGGTCCCATCGGCCCATTGCACAACGATCATGCCCCCATTCGCATTGTTAATTTTCATTCCTGGCTGCGCCGTTCCATTTCCCCATCCGCGC